CAAAAGTAACACCTAATGCTTTTGTAAGCAAATCAGGCAATGAATCTTTTGTTAGCTTCTGGTGCTTGCCATCAATAATCTTAATTGATTCCATAATCGAATTAAAGAGTGCTCTATCTTGACACCACTTCTCTGTACGATTGTAAAGCCATGTTTCATCGACAGGTTCTTCATCAAACAAACGTGGCATGATTTCAACCACATGGCGATACTGTTCATCAGTAAAGTTTGATTTATCATCAATCTCAATTTGCAACGCTTCTGATGTAGGTAGCTTATTATATTTGGCAGTGTAACTTAGAACCTGTTCAAACAGTTTTTGATACACTCCTTCGAAATACTCTTTTTGAATAAAGGGTATTACTTTACGAGTGTACCCTTCATTTGTTAAAAGGTTTCTTAATATAGTTTGTTCAATATTTGCTGTATTCATTTTGATTCCTTGCAATAGTCATCTAATACATTATATAATATCGCACCTGCAGCCTTTTGTAAACCTATATTTTCATCAGGATTAAGATCTTCTATTGGAGATTCAACAATAGAAATCCTATACTTTAGTCCATCATCAATAACTCTTAAGTGTTCAAAAGTAAATACAGTTTCATTAAACTCACCGGTCAAGATTCGAATGTCCCAACCGTCTACATCGTTTGGAATCATTTCATAGTCAGTGTTTTGTATCATGCCTCCACCACAATATCGTCCATAGGCACAAGTGACTCATGACCGATTTGATATTGCTTTTTCAAGAACTCTTTAAACTTACCGTCAGCAAAGACTGGTTTCCAGAATGATTCTTCTAAGGTATCTTTCTGTCTTACTTTAGGTTCAAGTAACTCGCCTGTTTCCATATCAACACGACAATACCAACCATTTGATGGTTTAGCAACAAAGTTACCGGCCAATGCAACATCAAGTATGCCTGACCATTTCTGTACGCCACCTTCCCATGATACGCTAATAGGGATCTTAGACTTCTCTTTCACAAAACGTGACTTCTCAACATTGATTACAAAGTGATAACCTTTAATTTCAGTACCAACTTTATCTTGTTGACGACCAATAATCCAGATGTTATCAGCTGAATAATAAATGCCAGTACCGCCAGAAACAATTGCTTTTGGAAACAATCCGATTTCTTGATATGTGTGGTTAACTGCAATCATAGAAATGTTCTTCATAGCAAGATAAGGTGTAGCCATACGGAATAAACCTTTTAATGCTTTTGCACGAGACATATCAGCAACTGATTTCTCGTTCATAGTATCTTCCATCTCTTTCTTTGACGCAACATTACCGATCGAATCAATCACAATGATAACTTTATCTGTGCGTTCCATTGCTTCGAGCTGTCCAATTAAATCAAACTTAAGCTCTTCAACATTTGTAATAGGTGTATGCAATACGCGAGATGGATCTACTCCGAACTGTTTAAAGTATGCTTGAGGTGAACCAAACTCTGAATCGTAGAATAGCATTACAGCATCATCATGTTTATCAAGATAAGCTGCTGCCATAAGCAATGCAAAGGAAGTCTTGAAGTGTTTACTTGGACCAGCCAATACAGTCAGGCCTGGAGTTAAGCCACCATCAGGATCGCCTGAAAGTGCAACATTAACCATAGGTACGCTTGTTGGTGTTTGTTCTTTTTCATTGAAAAACTTAGACTCAGCTAATACTTCAGTATGCTTCAGTTTAGAGTTCTTCTTCAACCTATCCATAATACTCATTCAATAAATTCCCATTCTACATTTGCTTCGTTAAATAATTGTTTTGTCATCTCAAATGACTCCTCCCATTGAGGTTTAATATTACCGCGCATTACTACTCGTTTAATACCAACTTGAATTACACCGAGTGCACAATTAGCGCAACAAGGTAAACCATGAACATAAAGTGTAGCACCATCAAGTGATACACCATTATAAGTTGCATTGTAGATAGCATTCATTTCAGCGTGAATCATAAACTTGTATTTAGTTTCACGCACTTTTAAACGCTCTTCCCAATCTTTAATATTACGAGGAAAGCCATTAAAGCCCTGTGCTAGCACCTGACCTTTATCGCCAACAGCAACTGCGCCTATCTTACTTGATGGATCTTTTGACCATTGAGCAATGCCACTAGCCATATCCAAATAACGTTTATCCCATTTCTTATCCATATTATATCACACTTTACTCTTTAAGTAAATAGTCAATAGCAGGATGATGCTCATAGTTCTTTACTATGAAGTCATCAGGCGTAAAAGAATACAAATCTTTCTGTGCCATATAACCATATGATGGCATATCAAAAGGCTTACGACGTGTTTGTTCACGTGTAGCTTCCCAATGATCTTCATAGATGTGCGCATCGCCTATCATCATTGTTACTTTACGCGGAATCATATTTGCAAGACTAGCAAACTGATTTACCATAGCAGAAGCAAGTAATGCATCAGCAGGTACGCCTATCATCCAATCGCCTGATCTTTGTGTCCATAGTAAATCAAGATGCTTACCGTCTGACCAAAACTGATATGAATAGTGACAACAAGGTAAATCTACATTCTTAAGGTTTGATGGATCCCAACCGGTAATGAGCATTCGTCTATCAGTATAATCATTCTTAAGAAGATGAAGCACTGTTTCCATTTGGTTTTCACCATGGAAGTCTACCCATGCATTGCCATAATCAAGATTAATTGTACCGTCAGGTCGTGCCCATTTCTTCCAGAAATTACAGCCCCACTTAGTAAAGTCATCAATGTGTTGAGGACCACGTATCAATGCAGCATATTCACCGAATACACCTTTATAATGGCTCTTACGAGTTGTCATAAGAGGTAAGCCATCACGCAAATCAAACGTTAAAGATTGAAATGGTAAAGAAACAGTTACACCATTACGTCCTTCACGTTGGTCGCCAGTCCATAGAATATTACGTGCTGTCGCAAGATAGTTAGTTTCAAATTTATTTACCATCGTTTTATTAACCTTTGAAAGTTAGTTTGTCCTACCCAATGCTCGTCTGCTAATTTAAAGCGTAGACCGATTTCATCAAGAGGTATGAATGTATCACAATCATAATGACCTGGAATTCGCGTAAGATAAAACTCATCAATAATTGGAAGGCATTGTTCAATAATTTGTGCACCACCAATAATCCACTTCTCTGTCAGAACTTGATCAAACGGTATGTCAGGTATCTTTTCATGTAGCTTACCAAAGATAGTAAGCTCAGGACCTTCTAGCTCTTGTGAGGTAATTACAATATTGCATCGATTAGGTAAGGGCGAAGGCATTTGTTTATCATGCCATGTTTTGCTGCCCATGATGACTATCTGGCCAACTGTATGTTGTTTAAAGTGAGCCATATCAGCAGGATTCTTAGGCCATGGCATTACGCCATCTTTAGATATTCCACCGAAGTCATCGCATGCAACAATTGCATGAATTCCATTAATCATATCATACTCCTATAATACGTTAATTATAACACAAAAATGTAAGGTTGTAAATGTTTATTTTTTACTCGATATCCGTTCTCTTAACCCGGAGGAAGAGAAGCGATGATTACGCTTATTATAATAAACTTCAATACCAAGTTGAATACATTCAGCTTTGCCTGTGTATTGAATCGATCGGTATTCTTCACCCATAATACGAATATTAATAGGATACATTTGCAATATATCAATAAGATCATTTTCAGATTGATATGGTATAATTTCATCTACATAGCTAACTGCAAGTAGCTGTGTATATCTTTCAACCAATGTTTGCACTGGTTTGTTCTTTTTAGGTCTATCTAAGGATGGATCAACTTGCAATCCACAAATTAAATAGTCACATTTTGCTTTTGCTTCTCGTAGCATACTAATATGCCCTGCATGTAATAAATCAAAGGTAGAAGCCGTAAATCCTATAACTCTATTATCCATCGTATCTCTTTCCATCAAATACACATGTGAATGTGCAACCATATCTTCCGGCATGCACGCGATGAAATGCTCCATCAGGTATTGTGATTACTCTGCCCACATCTACTTGAAATTGATTGTCATCAATCTCCATAGTACCGGATCCTTGATGAAACAAATATACTTCTTCCTGACCGGCATGTGAATGTCCGGTTGTTGATTTGTTTGGATTAAGTTCTGTTTGACTTACAATCAAATTCTTAAGAGTTGTATTATCTGTTACTGTATAGCGCTCATCCTGTTTTACTACTTTACCACCAATTATAAATCTCATCCGTGTCCTACCGTTTCCCTCTTTATATCATTATGATTAAATTCTGCCCAATACAATTCAAATGCAACACCGTCTTCTAAGCATTCAAACTGATGATATACACCAGGCTTTACCTTACAGTATTGTCCCACTTGTAGCTCTGTCACGTCAACTAAGTCGTAATCATTTTGCCATACACGAATAAGCATACGACCTGATTCAACATAGAATCCATTCCATTTGAATTCATGGCAGTGCTTAGAACAAACACCACCCTTATTCATTTCGATACGATGAAACTCAAGAGCACCATTAGCTTCAATCAGTTCGGTCGTACCCCATACTTTACCTGCTATCATATTGAACTTAATTCCTTATGTAAACGATATTTAAAACAATATTCGTCATATGTTAATCCTTCTTTCCGTGCTTCCTTTATACGAAATCGTACAATTTCAACAGGAACTTTTTTTGATTCTTTTTTTGCTTTCTTCCATAGAAATAAGCGATAAGCATAATTGTGGTCGTCTAAAGGTGGTCCACCATTATGTCCTATTTTTAAAATCCTCTACAGCGCCTTCAACAATAGACGGATACTTTCCCATAAAAGTTCCGGCTTCTAAATCTTCTTTTGATACAACATCACGATGCCGGTGAGTAAGCTCATCATACTTTTCCAAATATACTTTAGCTAAGTTATCAAAGAATGCATCAGAAGCAATCGGTTCATCTTTTTCATAATATGCATATGCACACATTAAATAAAATGGTACAATCATATTTGGATTAGCATCAATTGCTTCTTGCAGTATAGTATCTTTATGCATTGTGACTTATGTTCCATACAGGGTTAGCAAGCCACAATTCATCTTCACGTAAGTCAATAGCAGCCTTTGCTTCTTTCTGCCAATCAAATGCAGCATCGGCATATGATTGTCCATTCCATTTATATGTACCTTGTAATATGTATTCACCACTTAGCCACTCACTTTCAAAGACCATAAGCCATTCAGGTAATTGTCTCCAAGGTTCACTGACTTTCCAATAATCACATGTATTAAGCATTTTGGCTACACCTTTTGCAGATGTAGTTTTGATTTCAACACTATGTCCTTGAGGTGATATCACATCCTTATACGCACGAGGATCATCATTAAAGCCACATTTTTCAATAAGAAATTGTTCTGATGCAAGTCCATAAAGATTTGACATGCGTATTGCTTCAATTGTACGACCTTTGCGAGTTGATTCTTTCGAATAAATTGCATCTGATTCTTTATTTGACTTTTCAACAAGTTGTTTTTGATTTAAGTCTTTTATGTTAAATCTCAAATTTGGCATTTTAAAACTCCTTTAGTTTGTTTCTATGCCTTTATTATAAAACAAAAAGAAAGATTAAGTTAGGACATAAGTAGTTTCTAGTTTTGTCCTGTGATATAAACAACACTATGTATTTCTGTAGGCGTACTCAAGAGCACGATCCGCTTCCTTTTCAATAGGTCGATCAGTATACCAACCGCCATGTTCATTATCAAATTGTTTACAAAGATCTGCAATTTGACCTGCAGATATTGGATATTCTTTCTCTAAAGCTCGAGCAGCAATGGCAACCATCATTTGATACATTTTATGGTACCAACCTGTTTCGCTTATTGTAACATATTCACTAGCTAGTCTACGTGGCCAGAAGGGGCAATCGTGAAAGCTTGACCATACTACATTTGTATTTTGCATTGAATTCTTACGGTGGTTTACAACTTGTTCGGCAAGTTCAGGAGGTAATCTATCGAGAAACGTATTACCACTCTTAGCCCTATCTACATAGGGATGTTTAGCCAATAACTCATTAACGTTAATGCTACTACCGTCGCCAGTAAATATAAAATTATTTGCTCCATCATATGTCGCAGGGATGTAGTACATGCGTGATAAGTCTTTAGTTTGAGTATCTCCAATTCCGCCGAGTTCTTTGTTAAGTGCGTACCAAAAATGCCTGATTCGCTCTGCTTCAATTTGCTCTCCAAGCTCGAACACAAGGCGGAACTTAGGTTGATCGTTTCGAGAGCTCGCAGTGCTATAACAAACAAAACGCCAGCCAGGAACAAGATTGCGTATCCAAGCATCTAGTTCACCCTCAATTTCAACATCATCAACATCAACAGCACACCAACCTGCCCAATTAAGTACATTCGCGTTGGCCCGAGTAGTATCAGGTTTGTAAGTAGCCGGTGATATAAGTTCCGCATCTCGTTTGCCTTTCAGTTGACGTTTGGACAGTTGATACAACAAATCTTCCAATGCTGAAAAGCTTTGGAAGTCCATACGTTTGTGTGTTTTATTATCGAATGCACTCTTAAAGAGCGTTAGCGATATCTCCATGATTACCCTCGTGGGATGGTGCTTGCCAATCATCAGGTTTAAGTAAATCAGGTAAACCGAACGGATTCGGCCTACCTTCTTTAACACCTGGTTGTTTAGCCATATTAGCATTATATACTTTATCCCAAGCTTCATTTGCATTAACGCCAAATACATCAAGTGTACCAATAGCGAAAACACATAAGTCAATTAAGCCATCTACAACTTCTTCTGGATCGCCGGTAACCATAGCAGTGCGAGTTTCGTCGACTTCTTCTTGTACCATTGCCATGCGAAATTGTAGATACTTAATCATAAGATCAGGATCATCTTTATTAGCTTCAAACCATTCATGCACACCAAACTTGACATGCATGTCAGCAATATCTGTTGACCAGTTATTACTCATTAGTCATTGCTTCTAACATCTTAGATGTAGAATCAATTTGTTCTTGCATTGAATTCAAGCGTGAATCTAGCTGTCGTTCAACTTGATATGTTAATCCAATAGCTACTAGCAGTAGTAACCAAAAGAATACAGTTAAAATTTTAGATCTTGTAGACATTATTATTCTCCTATTGATGTCTTATTATAACACATTTAAACAGTTATGTAAACGCTTAAATGTGGGTGAATGCTCTATCCGAATACATCGTCAAGAGTAACTTTCTGCTCCGCATCCCAACCAACTGCGTTTAAAATTGGTTCGAGGGGGTCAAGAAAGGTTTTAGTGAATTGAATATCATAGTTTATGTATTTATGTAAACCTAACTCTGGGGGAAGGAATTCAGGAAACGCGATCACGTTTTCACGAATTGGATTAGGTAACTTAAGATAAGAAAACTTTACTTTCTCACCAGAAGCAATCTCTTCATTGTGCTTTTTCTTATGATGATTATAAAGAAGAGCAGCTCTGATATGCATTGGTGTAACCGCAACTTTATCTGGTCCATCAAAATTAGGATTGTCTTTATTACAGTATATATTATTGTTATTTGCAAACTTTGCAAGGTTCTTAACGCTACGAGGAAATGCTACTTCATGTGGTTCAAGTGCTTTGAATTCTCGTTTAAAGTCTGCAATAAACTTTTGAGTGGCATGCCTATCTCCTGCAATAATGTAATGGAAGATGGCTTTAAACTTATCACGAACAACTGCAGGAGTTGATGATTTAATTGCTTCAATACCCATAATCTTCATCTTAGGTGGATTGTATGGTACGCCTTCAGAATTATGCACATTAAGAATATAACGTTTCTTTGCAGTCCATATACCTTTGTCAGCAATAACTTCACGCTCCATTTCCATACGAGGAACACGGCATTGCTTTTCTTTAAACATAATTGCAAAGTCATCTGCAAATAGCTTTTCAAAATGATCAGAGCATGCCTTATCAAGAAAGTCAACTGGATCGGATGGGTTAAACTTCTTAACAAAAGGTGCAAAGTTTACGTACACAGAATCAGTGTCAATAGCAATAACATAATCAACATTGTTAGTTTCAAGCAACTTATTTAATTCATCGTTAATAGTTTTTTCACATCGTTTAATTACTTGCTGTCCAGTCATAGTAATAGCTTCGGCAAGTCTTAAATCAAAGTAACGGAACCACTGATTACCCATTGCACCATACAACGAGTTCATAAGAATTTTGATAGCCATCTGACGGTTTTCGAGATGTTGAATGTCTGCTTCACTACCACCTGACTTCTTTAGCTTAAGCATTTCATTCTTTGTCTTCTTGCGATCATCATAGTAATCAATAATGATCTGAGGCATGATACCAATTTTAGTTGTATCATAATGAGTATCGTTTGCTGCTATTGAAACATTTTCAGAATTCGTAGTAATGGTTTCAGGAGACATATTCCACTGAGTAATAATATTAGGATATAGCGATGCTAAGTCAAATGATACAACCCAATCGTGTGCACCAATCTGTGGTTCTTTTACATAACCACCTACAAAGTCAATAAGCTGCTTTTTGCGTTTGCCTTTGAATGGACATACGATACCTTGCTTATTCAACTCACGAAGAACAATTGAATCCCATATACCAACACTGCCTAATACTTCTTCATATGTTACACCGCCACGATATGCAATCGTAAGTGCAAGTGCCATTAAACCCATCTTATCATCAATGCGCTGAACAAGCTCAACGTCTTTAATGTTATAGTCAATGTACTTTTGGAAGTCTTCTGTATACAGTTTAAGAAGAGAACCATGCTCTTCGTATGATAGCTTCTTTTCACCAACAACTACACTTGCAATATGATCAAGACGATAAGATTCTTGTGGGCCATATGTAAAGCCAAACTTCTTAAACAATGCCATTGAGTCAAGTTGTGCAATACCTGGAATGTCATAACCTAGAATCTTATGCTCACTACCATCAGCACCTGCGCTACCTTGACTTCGCTTGATTTCACCTTCAAGATTATAAGGAGAAAGTCCCTTAAGAGTTTCACTTGTACCAGAAAGATTGCGAATTCGATTAGCAAGATAAAGCATATCAAATGCGCGAACATTCCAACCTGTAACAATATCAGGCCAGTTGGAACGCCAATGAGTTATAAAC